GTGAACTCGCCGTCAACACTGATCGAGGCATCACCGCCTTGCGTGCTGGTGGGTGACACGTTGCCAATGACAGCAGTACCAGACCACTGGCTCAAGGTCTTGGTGGTGGATCCGGTTTGCAAAGTCACAGCCTCACCAGCCTTGCTGAAGTTCAGCACATCTGTCGAAGTTGGCATTGGCTCGGTTGTGCCTGCGTTGTCTTGCATGATGCCAGAAGCAGAGAATGTGCCGGACATCAAGCCGCCACGCTTCTGTGCGAACGAATCAGCAAACGACGTGACATCAGAGACAACCTGCGAGAAGGTTGCTGACCAAGTGTTGAAGAGGATGTTGTGGTTCGCAACGGTGCATTGACCATCGGATCCGGTGATACGGTTTGCCATGTGTTGGCTCCTTAGGTGACGGCCCCAGTGCGAAGCCTGAACTCAGTGATGACTCTAAGGTACTCGCCCTCGACTGAGCGAATACCGTCGTTGGTACATTCGATTTTCGCACGCCCGTGGTTGTCGATGCTTGGCGTGCTGTTATTCATAAGCGCAAGCAGTTTGGTTTGGATGCCGCCGAGGGCTGTCATACCATCCTGCTTCCTGTTGTAAATATCGACTTGGAACAGATAGTCCTTGATTGTGCTGCCGTTGAACGTCTGCTCAAACGGTGCGCTGATCAGTTGGAACGTGGACAGCGGCACGGCTTCCATGCTTGGGGCTTCCTGCTCGTAGATCCGACCGCCAACGGCTGTATGGAACGAGCCGCCACTGGTGTCGCTGATCAGTTGCGTGTAGAACGCTTTTACAACGTCTTGGCTCATCGTCCACCTCGCTGTGCCGCGAACTTCTTGAATACGTCATTGGCAGCATTGATGGCGGCTTTACGCATCTCTTTGACATTGTTGTTCAGCGAGTCACGCATGTACGGTCTGGCTGCTTGGTTGATCACGCGGCCCTTGCTGTCTGAACCAACGAACCCGAACTCAAGCCGAGCCGCGTAGACCAGCGATGTGCCAACGCGCACAAATGGCTTTTTGCCTTTATTGTTTCGATCATCAACTTGGATGCTTTGACCAAGTGTGCCAAGATTCCGATACGGGCCAGCAGGTGCAACTGATGGTGGGTTCGGTGGCCTTGATGACTTGAGGTTGAGACGCTCCTTGATCTCTGTTTGCAGCAGTGTGCCCGCTGCGAACACTGCACCAGCCGCCATCTTCTCGCCAAGTTGCATGACCAGTTTGTTGTTGAACTGATAACTCATGCCACCGCCGTTGAATCTTCGGAGCAGTCAACCACAACGTGGGCAAGGGACGCAGCACCAGCAAACATGCCGGGCTTAATCACGCCGACCACTTCCAAGAACCGCACGCTGCTGTCTGCCGGATCGGTGAACTTCAGCCGGTTGGTTGGTGCGATGGTCACGCCTGCATCGAAGTACACGCGGTGCGTGATCACGAGTTCGTCACGACCGGCTTGCAAAGGCTCCGACGCTCCAGCAGGCTGAATGAACCCAGTGACGGTTGAGCCGTCCGAGTACGTCAGCACCGGGAAGCCTGACGCATCGTTCGCGGTTCCGGCGGTCTGAATGGTGATTGACACGCCATGCTTTGTGATGAGTTCGGTGACGCTCATGACTTCCTATCAATGAACTGGGCCAGAAGTTCTCTGATCCGCTCCGATGATCGGATTGGATCGGATGCACGGGTGTACGAGTATGAGCCGATTGACTCAGACTGCATGGTTGGGTTCTCGGCCTTGTTGCTGTAGGCGTACTGCACCAACTCAATGCAGGCTTGTGCAAGGTCAGCAGGTATCTCGGTCAAGCCGTCATACCCGGCATCGTATTCAACAAGGATGCCCGCGAAGGTTTCTGGCATCGGCAGACCTGCGTCAGTCCGCTTGCCAAAGAACAGCATGTCAGCAGAGTCAATGAACTCAAGCGTGGCACGGTCATCGTGGATCCGATACGGGATATCGTCGCGGTCAGGGAAGTAGATCTGTGCCGATGAGAGCATGACGTTCACGCCGCCAGTGCGGAACAGGTCTTGACTCAGGCAGTTGGTTGAGAGCGTGGCGTCATAGCCGGTCGTGGCGTTGATGTGGTTGACCAAGCCTTGTGCGGTTTCCTTGCCGCTGGCTGTGAACTCAAAGTGAGTTTCTGTCTTCGTGCCATCCGAAGCATGACGGGTCAAGTCAAGCCGGTTGTCTCGAACTTCAACGATGGCACGAAGGTCGGTTGAAGTGTCGCTGGTGACGGTGAACGCCAACTTGCTGCCGATGGCAACACGGGTCACGCTGATCACGGGGAAGTTGCGAAGCCGCAACCGCCGTTGCCCGGAGCCGTTGTATGACTCGCGGTATGACTGCTTTCTGAAGTTGCGGTCGCAGTACCGCTCGATACGAGTTGACTCTGCGTTGATCAGGCGTTCGATCAGGGCATCATCGCCGGATGTGCCAACCCCCATGTACGCCTTTGCATCAGCCAGAGATACGAGTGCGTTGTCAGCCAGAGCCATCAGCAGTCTCCTTTTCCCCCCTCAGCCCGGCAGCCACGAATGGACTGCCGGGCCTTTGAGAGGAAGGTCACGGGTGTGAGTGATCAGATGACCACAACGCGGCCTTGCCAGTCGGCGTCGGCTGCGGTGATTGGTCGCTGATCGTTGAGGGTAAACGCTGCAACATAGTTGCTGGACGAGGCAGGCCCGTCAAACGAGATGGTGATGTAGCGCTTCCGACCACGCAGGTCAACGAAGTACAAAGCACAGCCATCATCAGCGGCAACGTTGGTTGGAGAGGTGACGGTGCTGGACAAGTCAGTGCCGGAGATGTCGGCTTGACCAGATCCAGAAGCGTCGGACTCTTGCAACTTGAGTGCTGCCATAGCGCCATTCGACCCACCAGAGGTGAAGAACTGAATGACGAGATAGTCAGCGTTCAGGGTGTCAATCTCCTTGGTCGTTGCCGAAGCGTCAGACTCGGAGAAGTGTTTGAAGGTGATGTCTTGAAGTGAAATCATTTGGTATCAACCTTTCAATTAGGAAGCAGCCGTCTTGAGGGCAACGATAGCACCAGCGGCGCTGCTGTCACCAACATCGTGGCAGTTGATGTCAAAGCGAGTCGTACCACGAACACCGATTTGATCGGACTCGAAGTAGCGGTCTTCGCTCACGGCAATCTCGGTAGGCCGACGGTCGCCCATCGTGGTTCCGAGTTCGAGTGCGCCGAAGTAAGCACACAGTTGAGAGTTGGCTTGAGTCTTAGGCAAGACGTCAGCAAGCACGACTTCGTAGCCGAACAAGGAAGGCACAGCCACGCCACCAGCGAGTGTGAGGTTGGTGTTTCCGCCAGCGTCAGCGAGAAGATCCAGAACCACGGTGTGGTAGAACTGGGTGGACATGTACCACTTTGGTGTGCCTTGCGAGAAGACGTACTCAGGGGCCAGACCAACAGTGCCGGTGAAGTCAGCAAGAGTCAACTCAGAGTACTCGTTGCCAGAGCCGGTCTTTTGACCAGCAGAGCCAACAGCGTTCTTGAGTCCGACGATGCCGCCGTTGCCGGAACCACCATCACCGTTGAAGCCTGCTTCGTCTTCTGCGTTGGCAAAAGCACGAGCCACTTCGCCAGCCAAGAAGTCGCCAAGATTCACAACTGAATCTTCGGCCAACTCGCGGCTGTATCGGGTGAGGGTGGAAGCCTTACGGGCAACCAAGGACACTTGATCGAAGGAAGCATCGGTCTCGGTGATCGAGGAACCTTCACCAACGAACGAAGCGGTCAGGCCGCCAGCGATTCGGTTAATCAGCAAGGTGTCTCGGCTCATGTTCAAGACGCGGGTGTTCGCACGGAACTTGCCGAACTTGGCACGCAGGTCGATGATTGCTTGTTCAAGTTCGTCAGGAACCAAGAAGCCACCGAGTGAGTTGTTGCCTTCGCCGTGGGCTTTGATGCCGTAGCGGTCAGACACCCACTGTTGGGCAGACTTGTTGCCCATCGAACCCAAGAAGAACTGACCGATACCGTGTGCGGTTTCAGCGTCCTTCAAGTGCTTCAGATTGCCAGTGGCACTTGGAGCGGTCACGACAGGCGTAGCAGCGGCAACACGACGGCGACCTTCTGCGGCTTGCTTCTTGACCAGATCAGCGACAAGAGCGACAGCGGACTTGGCAGCCTTGTCCTCTTCTTTTTCATCTTCGGTCTTTACAGAAGCCTTCTCGACTTCTTCCTCAACCTCAGCACGCACAGCGTCGGCCTCGTCTTCCATTTGCATGGCAGCCACGAGTTCGGCGATGGTCATGTCTGGCTTGAGGTCAACCATCATTTTCTTTCGGATATCTTCCGACATGGGTAAACCTTTCATTTCAGATTCAATAGAACTTCGCTCTGGCTGAGTCGTTGATGCCTGCTCTGCTTCTCCAACTGCCTGCCGACAGTTGACGCTCTCAGGGTTCTCGCACGATGCCTGCGAACACTTACATACATCGGCCACGTTGCCGGTGTCATTGAGTTGCTTGGTGACTTGTACGGCAATGGCGTCTTCGTTCATGGGCAAGGGTGCAACGCTGTATTCCAGCATGCGTGACTTGCTCACGATTCGCTTGATGTCATCACGACCGTATCGATCAAAGTCTTTCTTGGTGGGCTGGCGTACTTGGGTGTACGCAAAGCCGATGCTGAACGCCTTCACAATCGGCGGATCAGAGGCGAACATGGCGAACACCTCATCAGGCAGCCACTT